TTTTAAGGGTTGGTCAACCCAATTTTCAGAGAATTGCATGAATCACGCTAGAATTGCCACCATTTACGAGGTGCTGGAGCGGGAGCGGCCGGAATCGGTTTAGTCTCAATACTGACCACTTCCGGCAACGACAAAGACCATTTCAACAGATCAGACTTATCCGCATTGCACTGGTTAAGGCGACTTTCGAATAAGCGGGTTAACTCCAACAGCCCCCCGTTTGTTAGGGACAGGGGCCACTCTGGCACCGGGGTTAACATTCCCCTTGATTCCGGTATCTTTTCCCGCACCGTCTTGATCACTTCCGGGCGTAGTTCCGGGATCGGTGGGTTTCCCGCGCACGAGACTAATAACGGCAGGAGGCACAGCAGTATCCATCCACGTTCTAACTTCGGGAGATGTTTTCGCAAGTTCGGCAAGTTTGGCATCGGTTTTCCTTTTGTAGTCTGCAATCGCTTGATCAGCCCTTCTGCGTGCGGCCGCTAATTTCTCATCTGCTTCCTTCTGCATCTTGATCTGTGTCAGTTCCAGTTTCTGGTCGGCTAAAGATTGTTTATCCACCCTACCCTGCTCCTCGGCCGCTTTGGCTCTTTGTTCCGCTAAACCAGCTCGTTCCAGTGCACCGTTGTAGGTGTTGATCATCATGTACCCGGCACCCAGAGCTACAGCGGCCACGATACCGATCAAGATTAATTGAATATAGCCCTGCTGATAAGTTTTCATCCTGCCATGTTCCCTTCTAATGGATTCTTTCGTTCGTTAGTTCCCTTTACTTCAGACTTTACCGGCTCAGTAGTCGTCTTGGTTATTTTGGTCGTCGCTGGATCAGCTGCAGGCTCAGTTACCAACACGGTTTCGGTCCGATTCTGTTTTGAACGTAAATATGAAGCGTATCCTGCCACGCACCCTACAAAGGCAAAGTAAGCGGTTAATACGGCTGCAAAACCCAACATATCACCCTTAGCATTTGCCGATACCATTATCAGAGACACCGAACCGATTACGATACCTGTTAACTGACCGAGTTTGTTGATGTCCCCATGGTACTTGCCGTCCACTCCGATAGCCGAAACATAATCACGCCATTCCACACCCTCACTATCATCCCCTTGCATCCAGCGGTAAAACGCCCACAGCAGACCAATGAAGAACAACCACCGGAAAGCGTCGGCATTAGCCAATACGGATGCGAGAATGTCCTTCATCACACGTCATCCTCCGGCCGCGCACCCTCTTCCCATCTGTACGTGACCAATACATCCGTATCATCAGGTTGCTTTTGATCCTTCGGAAGGGTGAGGTCACCACCCAACTGCCGGATCAATTCATCCAACGTAACCCGACTGGCGGAAATCCCAAACTGTGTACCATCCAACACATCTAAGTGTGTGTAGCCCTCACCGTGGTTCGGCATTCCAATATCTGCATAACCTCGCCCGATCAAAGTGCAACCCTGAACTTGAGTCAAAAGTCCCTTGGACGCATCCCCCGCAAAATTCCCGTTGTGGAGTAAACAATCGAAACGCCCGTGTTTATCCTCCAATCGGATCACCCACCGCCGGAACTTTGGCGACCACCATAACCACCCCCGGTACGTATCCGCTTTGATGCAGGAAATACCCCGCTGATTACTAGCCCAAGGTAATTCCAGGGAATCACAGTGCCAACCATCATCTAATGTGACGCGGGCGGGCGTACCAAAGTCGGTAAACTTTCGGCGTAAAATATCCAGAGTATGTAACATTATTTCTCCACAGGTGGCGGGGCAGGATCATCTGGCTCATCCTCAGTCACCAGACTAAAAGATTTTCCCTGAAGCAGAGTTTCAATTTGCGGGGAGACTAAAGCACCGGGGTATTTCTTTTCTACCAATGGCATGATGAATTTGATATCACTGTCCGCAATCTTCACCATACCGAGTTTGTTGCACCGACGAGCCAGGTCCATACGCTTGATGCGCTCAGAGCCTGACAGTGCTTCCTCACCGGCGTAAACCGAAACTAATGCGGTTACCACTGCTTCGGATAACGTAAGTTCTTTGCCTAAAACTTCTTCTATCTTTTTAGACACCCGAATAATAGCGTCTGTAGGCAATTCACTTTTGTTCAACACATCACCCACAATCACAGCTACCGTGCGGGAATCAAGTCCATACGCGGGATTGCTCAATCGCAGTGTTTCCCCGCTCAACAGCACCAACTTCTGACCGAAATCAATCTTCACGTTGAATTTCTCCTAGTTTGTTATACATCTGTTGCGTTAGAAAGCATTTCCTGTTGCTTTGCTGCTTCGTACAGTAATTGTTCTGGTACACCACCCTTCTCCCACGGCACCGTAATGCTGAATCCGGCCAGCGGAGGTTGTGGAGATACCTTTGCAGATGCAGATTTGAGCGGCAGCCCATCCGGCAATTGCTCCGGCTCCTGCTCAATCTCAGGTTGCGGAGGGTTGGCGGCCACCTCACTCTGATAAATAGAAAACTCGCCCTGCCACGAACCCTGTTGTTTCCCTCCGGAAACCCGATCCAGTCTTACATACGCTTCTGGAATGCTGATGCCTCTGAACAGATACGGTGTTTTCAATGCCATGATTATTTCTCCTTGTGATCAATTACAGGTACTTCTCCTGCGCCTGCGTCAATTCGAGTGCCGCCTGTGCAATCCGCGCGCTCAACTGCGCGATTGTCGCCAGATACTGATTTGCTACTACGGTCAAAGCGTCCATGCGGCTCCTTGGTTACTGTGGTCTGCGTTCGAGGGCTTCCAGTCTTGCCGCCAGTTCTTGCACTGCCCCGACTACCGGAGCCATCAGAAATTCGTAGCGTGCCTGCCAAGGCAATCCGGTGTCACCTTGCGTATGAACGGCCCACGGTGCGACCTTTTGCACCGCTCGCGCGCCGAAGCCAACGTAATGCCCGATATGTCCAAATGGCCGCATCTCGTCTTGGTCAAACTCGATTGGCTGAAGCTGCTTGACGAGATCGAGGCCGCGCTTGAACGGTTGGATATTGAACTTCAGGTTTTCGTCTGACGTGACGTTGATAGAAGCATTTCCGATGTAGAGCGTTGCCGTGCCTGCTCCGTTGCTGGCATCGTCCAGCAAATTGTTCGTAGAGTCTGCGCCGATACGAATCCCGTTAGGTATACGGCTAGCTCCTGCGGTTGAGGACAAATCCATTTGTGATGTGCCAGAAGAAAGTATGCCACCAGAAAACACTCCTCCTGTAAATAATTGCAGCGTGCCAGCCCCTTTCGCTGCAATACGGAGACCAACATCCGTATCGCTTCCTTCGGCAATAATCACCGGGATCGCTGTTGCTACTGAAGCCGCGATTCGCACATAATTTGCCGCTGGATTATTACTTCCTCCAATTATCGCCTGCACACCATTGTCAGTTGATACTGAAACTCCACCAGTGCCGCCTCCAATCAATGACGAACTTGAGGTTGTAAGCGTGGTCCCACTAATCGCCCCGCCTGAATAGCTGGCTCCCGTAATCGCCCCCGTGACTGCGAGGGTGCCGGGGATGGTGACTGCGCCTGCGTTAGAGATTGAGAGTCCTGTTGTCCAAGATATTGCAGAGTTGGCTGTGCTCGTTCCCGCCACATAAAAAGTGATTGCACCAGTATCCAACCCTATTTGTGAAGCATACCCTGCACCATATCTTTTCCATGCGCCGTCATAGTATGAGTTTTGGTTTAGAGTGAGTGTTGTAGTCCTGTAGCCGTAAACAGCCCCACCTAAAAATTGTAGCGCTGTGCTACCGCTTGTGGTTTCCCAAGCACTAGGCGTAACCCCGAGACCAATGTGGTTAGCAGTAGCAACTAACAACCCGTTCAACGTCCCCACGCTCGTCACATTCACCTGCGCTGCGGTCGTCAGCGTCCCGCCAACATTCGTAAACGTGCCAGTCGTTGCTGCCACACTCAGGAACCCGCTGATCGTGCTGCTGGCTACCGTGCCGGTCAGGGCTTGGCTGGCGGCGATTACTAGACCGGCGTTGGCTGCTATTGATCCGCCTGCGGTGAGTCCTGCCGCCAACACCATCGCGCCTAAATAATCGATACTGGCCTTGACCGCACCCCCCACACGCCACCGCCTCAACATGGAGGACGCACCGGAAGCGGTGTTGGTGATATTGGTGTCCTGGGCAATAAAGTTCACACCCGCATTGTTCCAAGTTTGGGTGATAGATAATGCGGGGGTATCCGCTGTGATCGTACCCGTAGCTAAGGTCAGAGTACTGTACGTGACCGATCCGGTACTCATGGAGGGCAATAGCACCCGGTAATCAGTCAACGTGGTGATAGCGGAAGCACTGGTCACTGCGGTATAAAGTGGTTGCCGTCCTGCGGTGAACGCGGTGGTGTTAGCTGATACCACCCCTGCGGTGGTGGCCTCTACATAGTTAGTCGCACTCCCGGTCAGTAAAACCGTGGTGTCTGCAATGGTCGCGAACGTACCGATGCCGCCGATGATCCCACCGTATAAACCTAAAGTCAGCCCTGCAGTGGTAGAATCCTTCCGCCCAAACAACGCCGCTGCAGCCACGGCATAAAAGTTCTCATTCATCTGCACTTCGGGCGAAGCCGAAGCGTCAATACTCTGTAGTGTGGGCATCTTTATTCACCTATCTATGCTGCTTTCTGGAGTACGTAACCCCGTCCGACCTGTTCCGAAATCTGATATATTTTGCAGTACACCGTATTGCCCGGTGTCAACCCATCCGTCGTCTGCTGTGCCGCCGTATAGGAAGCAGAAGTAGTGGTCGCGGAAATGGTCCTGACGATAGTCGTGTACCCGCTGTTGGAATACACATCGATCTCATACGCCTCGGAATCCTCACCCAGAGGGGCACTGATCCCCGCAGAGCCGATCATCCGTACCGCTAACCGAGTTCTACGCTGCCACTCGAACGTGATATTGTTAGAAGAATCACGCCCCGCTTTGAAGATGATTGGGGAAAACGGTTTCCGCCCTATTGCGGTATTGGTGAACTGTTGTGCCGTCGCACTGCTCAACGCCCGCCCTAATGTCACGCCTTTATAGTACAAAGACAGCCCAAGCTCGTTGTTCTGTAATAAGACACGGCGCAACCCGTCCGTGCTCAACCGCACCGCTCGCTCATTGGCCGCGTGCCCCGTCATCGCCCACTCCGTCCCCCGACACCCACGCAGCAATCTGCTCAGCGTGTAAATTCCTGCGGAGACCAGTGTGGCGGTCAGGAACTGGATTATCTCATCTCCGATCAGTATGGCGTTGGTCGATAAGTTATCTAATACTGCGGCCCGCGTGCTGCTGGACAATGTGCCGGAACCTACATCCACCGTCACGGTGTTCACCTCGTCAAACATCCGTGACCCAGTCCAGTTGCCCAACGTGGTCGTGCACATCCCGAATACTGCACTCTCCAGCACCGTGGCCTTCCGCGTGTACTCCACATCATCGCTGCTGTAGAACACAGCGGAACCGGGGTAGGGTGTGCCGTCGCCTTTGGTGGCGACGTAGAACCCCGCGTCATCATCCGCGTCCCGCAATATTGGGATATCCAATAATGTCAGGTAAGTATTGACCGGAGGATCAACGGTGGTCTCCGGTGCATAGTCCGCACTGGTAATCTCTTGAGAGGTGAGGATGGAAACATCATCCAGCACCGCTTCAAATCCCAGTAGCGGGAAGGAATCATTCTTCTTCACGATCCGCATCCGGAACGTCACCCCGTCCGCGTCCGTGACCGTGATTGGATCCGTTGGCTCCAACCGGCAGTAGTCTCCCAGCAACGAGATGGGTGCGGTGACTGCTCCTACCGTCTGGTCCAGCAACATCACATCTGCCACGCCCTTGGCCTCCGCCGGGGTCATCCCGATCGCCATCTGTACCGTGGCCACCGTACCGGAGGCAGAACTGATCAGGCGGTCGCTATACTGGGTGTCGTTCTGGTAATCATCACTCACGTTAATGTAGGTCAGTGCGATCTGCGCGGGAACCTCCAGCTCGTTCGCTTTCCTGAGAGCGAATGGTTCCGGCTGATCATCTGACGCGCTCGCGCCTAAGTCTGCGTACGGGATGGTGGCTACGGAAGCGGAACCCCGTGGACGGAAGTAAATCTTATCACTCGTCACCATTTCGTAAAAATACGTAGACATCATCAGTTCCGTGATCGAGCGGGCGGACGATATCTGCGACCATGCTAACGAGCGTACCGTGCGAGTGATGGAAGATAATCCGGTCACGTCAATCTGCGCTGCGGTCAGACCCGCGCGCAAGCAAATGTCAGATTGTACGGATTGCACAGATGGGGCTGCACTGGTGATTGGACCATACTGTAAAGTCATCACACTGTTTGCGGCCGCGCCTGTTTCCGCAATTGCAACGAACATTCCTCCCCCGTAAACCACACTGCGCCAAGACTGGTCGGAAGCACTGGTACGGATGGTCCAAGTGATTCCATCAGACGAGGACATAACGCGGTTACTGGTGCCTGTGTTTGAAACCGCAATAAATACATCACTTCCAAACGTAACTGCAAACCAACCATTCGCCGCCGCAGCACTTCTTGTTGCCCATGTGATGCCATCGGAGGAGGTCATCACGCGGTTGGTTCCATCAGCAGCAACGGCCACAAAGGTGCTGGCCCCAAATGCTACTCCCGACCAAGAATTGTCCTCAGCACTAACCCGAATAGTCCAAGTAATTCCGTCTGTGGATGTCATCACTCTGTTGCCAACACCTGTAATAGCAACAGCGACGAATACGCCTGCTCCGTAAGTGATCGCGAACCAGCTATTGTCCGCTGCACTGGTACGGATAGTCCAAGTGATTCCATCCGGGGAAGTCATCACACGATTACCCGTACCGGTCGATGCCACAGCAACGAATAGACCGTTACCATAAGTAACCGCCCGCCAATCATTATCCGCCGCAGAAGTTCTGGCCGTCCACGTGATTCCATCCGGAGAAGTCATCACACGGTTTCCGGTACCGGTAATGGCCACCGCTACGAATACGCCATTACCGTAAGCAATGGAATGCCACACATTATTGGCCGCACTCGTCCGAGCAGTCCACGTGATTCCGTCTGGCGAGGTCATCACTTGATTCGCAGTACCAGAATAAGCTACTGCAACAAACAATCCTTTAGCGTAAGTAACTGCCTCCCAAGTATTGTTGACACTAGATCGAGCGGACCATGCGGTAGCCAAACCTGCCTCACTACCATCGGCCACCACCTCAAAAGTCAAGTTTGGTACTTGACCACTCTGACCTAATTTCAATCCGGCAATGAACACATAACTACGACCACGGTACGCGCACGCTTCTGCCGTGGTGACCGCAGCCTCGTAAGTTGGGTCGGGTAATTGAGAAGTCGATCCTGGATAGAATGTCATCCGGGTCCACAGATTTGTGTCCTCACTTGCGGTAACACTTCCCGTTAAAGCATCGGAAGCGTTGGTCCAGACCAGTTTTCCATTGTTCCAAATACGACGTAACCCGATCGCGGCATTGTCTGACAACCCGATCAAACAATCCATATCATAAGTGGTAGTCGTGGTGGTGGTCTGTGTACCCCCTCCGCCCCCTTTACCACCACCGCTCTCCGTTACCGTGGTCGTACTGGAAGCACGGCGATCCGTATTCCACCACATCTGACCCGCAATGCCTACCGTACCTTTGATCCAAGGGATCGGTTGCCCGTACTCGGAACCCGTTACTCGTAAATCAGTTAATTGTGGCTGTGTGTTGGATATTTGTTGAGTTGGCTTTGGCGCTAATGCTGAACCAATCGACCAACCGAGCGACGCGCCCAACGCAGCGTAGCCTACCGGAGCCAACCATGCTCCTGCCCCCGCTGCCGCCGCTGCTATGACAATCGCGCCCATCACTCCACCCCCGGCAACGCGTACGCGGCCACAAACCGTTGTGCACGGCTGAACATTAGCCGGGTTTCTATTACACGCGGTGGGTTGGAAGCGTTAGACGCGTGAATAATTGAAAATCCACCGTACCGATATACGCCCAATAACCCTAAATGCTGCGGATCTTTATCCGTGATCAATAAGATTGCGTCTCCGGCCTTCATCTCTGATTGCTGCACTCGACGCATATACTTATCGCACCACTCCCGCATGCTTCTCCCGTCGGGCGTAGGCGTGTACGCGGGCACGTCGAACGTCTGGGACACTAAATGTGCCTCGCGTGCCACGCACACCAACACCCCGGCGCAATCCAGCCCCACCCCCGGCTGCCGACCCATGTGGTGGAACGGGGTGCCTAAATAACTCACCGCGATGCGAACAATTTCTGCACGTGAAATGGTCATACATCAGCCGCCGGTGATTGGATGATGCTATTAATTCCCTGCCGATGTGGCTCCCCCACAAAATTCAACACATTGTCAAACTTGGTAGCACAATCATCCGCCAGTCTTTTTCTGCAACCGGCCACCACACTGTACGTATCCCCAATTGCAACGGTTCCGTACATCGGCAACGCAAGAGTAAACGTACCGTTCGCAGCATAGGATTTGACTTTAGCGGCCAGTCCATTGTTTGCCCCGCCTGTCCAAGTCAGCTCGCCCTCATCAAAATAATTGACCGCTTCGCCCCGCCCGGTATCCTGAAACACTTGCTTACTGGTTACCCCGGTTAAAGTCCCAGTCACAGTCAATGCCTGTATCGTGGTCCAGGTTACAGTTCCGTCAGTTGTGGTGCCGCCCACGGTGGTGTTCCACGCAGGCTCACTACCGCCGGATATGCCCGCCGTGGTGCATTTGAAATGTCGCGCATTGTCAGTGCTAGGGCGCACCACGCTGCCCGTAGCCGCATCTCCCGCTGTGCGCGCCGTGTAAGATGTGGTCGCGGCCCAGAGGGAGGGCTGTACACGCACCGTGCACCGGGTGTCCCCCAACCGAGCACGACAGTTTTTACTGCTCACGTCCCCGATCGCCTGCTGCAAGTACTGACGCAGGTCACGCAGCTCTACCTTAACCACATTCTCTAGTATCTCAACTTCTCCAAACGTCCCTGCCACTAACGTATCTATCCCGTCCGCGATGCTGTAACGGTTATAGCGGAAGATGGTGAAGGCGGCGTTTTTCCACACCCCACCTAAAATATCCGACGTGGTAAACACCGTACCGTCGTGCAGTGTGGTCAACTCCAAGTTACCGACCGCCGCGTTGGCTGTGGTCTCAATGTTGCTCACGTCCAGTCCCGGATTAGATCGGTACGTCACCCCGGAAACTACATCATCAATGCTATTGTTCGTAAACCCAAACACCGTTCCGTCCGTACGCGTGATCTTCAACGCCGTGGCCATCGTAGTGGTCCGGGTGTTGAGGTGCGTAGTGATCGCGGCGGGTAGGGTTTTCATGTGCTAAAATCTGATCTCTATAATCGGAATCGTGGGCCAGCTCTCGTTGTTGATCAGATGTGTAACCGCTGCCATATGATCCGTATCAAAACGGCACGGTACGTCGAACTGTCCGACCCAACTCAACACCTCCCCACTACCGGGGAAGGAGGAAACCCACGTGATCGTGCCCGTCGTAGTGTCGCAAGCTATCTGACCCGCACCGCCTCCAAACGCCTGCAAACTGCCACCTCGATATATGGACACCTGACCGGAGACGGGCTTGAAGATGATCCGGTCTTTAGGGTTCTGGCTCTGATTAGCGGAGTTTACATAGCGTTTGAATAATTGATAAGTGGCGCTTCCCGTACCGGTGCTCTTAGCACTCGTACAATCTAAATTCCCTAACCGACCACGATCTGAGGTGACGGAGAAGTCCGACCAGTCCTTAAACCGCCACCCGTACGTCTCACCCTCGACCACGTTGAAAAAATCCAACAGCGCGTTGAACTCGGATTGATCCTGTATATCGTGACCTACCGTGCCCTTACGCAACGCGGAGGACCAGAGCTGGTTGCGGAATTCTTTCCCCGATAAGTTCCTGCCCTTCTGCGTGCTCCACTCCGGGCCAAATACGGCACGTGCGGCAATCGCATCCGGGAATCTGGGTGTCTCAATAAACATCTATCTGAATCTCCGTGCAAAGTTCTCCGCCAACACAAACATCTCCGCCCCCATCTGCCCACGACTGCGGTTGAACGCGCTGGGGTCATTCGCATACACCGCGACTAGTGGACCATTAAAATTAATTCCACCACGTGCACGCTGTTGTCCAGGCGTCTCCACCGTCACCCGCTCTCCTGGAGTGGCTTTAAACCCTACCATCTGCGAGTCTGTCCCGCCTGCGCCCCCTACGGTGAATGAACCGCCACTTGCAAATGCGCCGAGTAATACACCCTCCATAGCACCACTATTCCCGGCCGCAGCAGCCATACTTGCTGTGCTACCACCACCAAATCCAAATGCTCCTCCCAGCCAACCTATTCCTTGTCCGACCAACCCGCCAATCGG